CCAGTTGTTACTACCTGTAATATTGTCCTCTTTATTTTTTCCATTAATTAATTTTCTTTCTCAACAACACCTTAATATCTTTTTCAGGATATTTGATTTCAAACATTGAATCTTGTGTTGAATATATTGTGTTATTCTGTATATTAATTTGACCAGTAGTAGTATTAGTAATTCCTTGTGCAATGGTATTGCTTGAATATTGTCCACCAACCAAATTATATGCTTTAACACTAATAACGTTCACAACACCATTGGCTTCCAGAATCTGAGTTTGAAGTTTTCCAAGAAAAACGTCTTCATTCATTTTATGGTCATCAATATCGAAATAATCACTAACAAGGGTAATTATACTATTAGCTATTTGATTATCAGCAGTATTAGTCACATACACATCAATTTCAAATCCCAAGTTATAAATTTTCCCATTTTTAACTTCAATATAATCATTTACCATTCTGTATTCAGTTAACCACTCACAAATATTAGACTGTAATAATGAGTTACTTGTATTGGTTAATTTTCCCTCGGAGCTAATACCAAGAATTGGTATCATCACTTTATTATTTACTTTATATGAGTTTGCACGATAAGGTGAACCATATTTCCCCGGCATCTTATAAACCTGTAATAAATAATCGGTTAATTGTACTGCCCTTTGTTGTCCACTGAAATTATATTTAATTAACTGTCTTATTTGTTCAGTACTCAAACCATCATTTCCCCCAATTGCAGGAATAGGATTTGTTGTGGTAAGACTTCTTTGAACGTTTCGATTGAGAGTCTGTTGTGTACCATTAACCTCTAAATTATATGCACCAAGTTCAGTCAATACGTTTGCACCAATATTTGATGCAGCACCACCACCAGTTCGATATGTAATAAATAAGGTATGATTTGCTTTTAACTTTTCACCCAAAGCACTATTATTTAAAAAATTATCAAGGAAATAACTATTACTCACACCTTCTTTCAAGAAACCTTCTTTAAATGCATTGACATCAGCATCTCCAGAACCAAACGTTAATTTACAATAACCTTTTGGAGTAAATTCTTTAATGAATTTCTTTGTGATATCAATCCATGTTGCTGCCCTTAAGCTATCTGTTGTGTTTTCAGAAGTGTTAACTGGATTTTCAACAAAAACACGTTGTTGTGCCAGATAATCAACCTCATAATATTGTTCACCGTTTTGAATTTCTTGCTGATTCGTTGGATTAGAACTCCAACTCGTACCTTGCATTAAATACACACCATCAATTTCCAAAACATCTGGGTCGGGTAATGTCACACTAAAAAAAGGTGTGATATCTGATGAACTAATGACTTTTTTAAACACGCTTGTAGTACCATTAATTACAACTTCTCTTTTTGTTACTGTATAACTAACGGGAATACCATTGGGGTTAAGAACAGGAACGATGCTACGATTGGGGTCACCTAAACTACTAAGACCTGAATTCCAATCAATGTTTTCTTGAATTTCAAATGTTTTACCACCACCAAGAACTTGTGAACCAGCTTTCAACACAGGATAATATGTTGCATTGGGTGCATTTCCAAGAACAGGAACAACAACACTAAAATCAACAACAGTAACACTTGGTCTTCTTGCCGGAATATTAAATCCCATATTTTTGGCAATATTTAAAATACTTGCTCTTTTCTGTGCATATTCTAACTGAGTTTCCTGAAATGCTCTATCGGTATTAATTGATAGATTGTTTGTAACACCAGCATTCAGGTCAATAAGGATTGCACCCACACTAGAATCCGTAAAGTCTTGAAGGACTTCGGGATAGCTTTGTCTAATTAAACCAATTAATTCGGTCCTGATTTCTCCAAAAGTTCTACTTCCGTATTGAATCACATTTGTTGTTGTATCTGTTGCCATGTTCTATATTTTAAAAATTTAAATCAATATTACCCTGTTCCGATAATGAACCCTCAGTGTAAATGAATTGAATATTAACATTCAATTGATTCTCAGAGATTGCATTACCCTGTTCATCATTATCCCTATTAAATGTTACTGATGTGATTTTAACTTCGGGAATATATAATCCTACAGTATCTCTAATCTCTTCTTCGACTTGAGTTGCACTTAAATCGTCATTGGGTTCGAAAATATATTTCAATAAGTTCGTACCATAATCCGGTTCATAATATCTTTCACCTTTCTCAGTTAACAGCAATAACAATAAATTTGAACTATATGAATCTTTACTGACCTGATTCATTAAGATAAAACTATTTGTTATCGAGTCATCTTTTATTGGAAATGTTATGTTATACGAATTCATTATAGTTAATTTCCTATAAATACTTATAAACAAAAAAATCCCGATAATTACTTACCGGGATTCATTTTAATTATTAACCTATTATTTTCCCTTTCGTCCTCTCTTACCTTTCTTAGCTGCCTTCTCTTCGTGCTCACGCTGCTTTTTAGCATCAAACAGACTCTTAATAGATTCATGTAACTGGATTACCGCTTGGTCTCCATATTTCTGTAAAACACCTGTATGGGTGTTAAAATCCGGTTTCTCAAGGGAAACCGCATCACTATCACTCACACCAACACCAGAAATTGCTTCGATAATTGCCATTTCCTGTAAATCAGCAGGTAAACCATCAAGAATTTCTTCATTGAATACCACAACAAAATTCACACCATCAGCAAGGATTTCAAGAACATCATTTGCCTTGGTTATCTTATACAGTTCCTTTTGAGTACTACTGCATAAAATTTCGAACTGAATCCAATGTGGAATACTTGTTTTACCTCTAACCTCTTCAAAGAGATTCACTACGTCCTCTGACGCTTTTTCAATTTTTGCCATAAAATTTGTTTTTGTTTAAAATTTATATTTAGATTGTAACTCTTCCATTTTCATTGACAACTCACCATACTCAGGACTCTCAGAATCAAATTCCTCTTTGAAATTTTCTTCAAGAGTATCGATGTGCCCCAACATATCCTCAATAGTTAGTTTAACCATTTCTTCAATTTCGATAAGTGTTTTAAGTTGAGTTTTAGCTGTCTCAGCAATTGCTTTTTTCTTATTCTCACTATCAATTTTCTTGAGTGCTTCCATTTTCTCTTCATACTGAGAATTGAGTTCTAGTGCTTCTTCTTCAGTAACAACAATTGGAGGATTTAATTCCTTATCCTTTTCTAAACGTTCTTCAACCAATCCTTCAAGTTGAACACTATCTAATTCATTCGATTTTTTCTCAGCTAATTCACTAATTTCATTAATTTTTTTTGCTGCATCGGAATTAAATTCTCCGCTATCGGCAGCTTTCTTTAAGTTTTCTAAAAAATTTGACATAATTTAATTGTTTATTCCCATATTTTCCATTTCAATTCCATCGAATTTCAGTACTTCATGGGTATTATTATAATTTATTCTTTTTACATAATTATTAACTGTAAATCCAGCTAATTGACCATAATCATCACGGATAAAAACCTGTTGAATATCAATAATCTCTTTAAATATTTCAGACTCTTCCTTAATTTCAGATGTTTTATACTTCAAAGGTATAAAAAATTCTAACTGTCGGAACTCAAATCCGATTTTTTTTACATGTAAGAACTCAGTTAATTCTTCAATCTTATTCACAGTCCCTTCATTTTCACGAATAACGTTAATCGGAAATTTAAATTGTTTTGAAATCTTATTAATGTCTATGATATCAATAAAATTTTTCTTGAAACCGATTTCAATGAGATATGATGGAAGCATTAATGGTTCTTTAGATATTGGTGTTGAGGGATAAACTTTCACATCATTCCGGTAAATCTCACTCCCTTTTCTTATTTTAACAATAATATCCTCACCTTTGGTTTTCTCCCCGATAAAACCACCCACACCAGTTAAACCAACTTCAACTGGTTTGTTATTAAACATATAAACGATTTCCAAATCATCGTCTTTAGTACGTCTCTCTTGAATTTCTTCCACCAAGACTTCACCAATTGTTTTTCCGGCATTCTTATGTTTATCATCAAAGAAACCATAATGTTCATATCTTCTCCCATATTTATCCTTCATACCGTAGCTCGTTCCGTATTTGTCAGCAGCAACTGCCATTTGATGTGGTGTTGCTGTTCGAATGAACTTATCTGCCTTTTTTAATACCTCATAATACTCCTGAACGTATTTCTCATCAGTTTTACCAGCATAAAATTTTTCAAGTAGTTGATTTCTACTACGCATTCTCTGGGTGTGATTATTCCTCTCATCACCACCACTCAGACCACCCTTCAACATCTCACTTTCAGTGTTAAATAATGCAACACCAAGGGCAACCCCAAACGAATGGAATTTAAAATAAAGCCAGAGAGCGATGTTTTGAAAGAATTTCTTCATTAAATATTATTTGTCAGCATTCTTTTATTTAGTTTGGATGCATTTACTAATTGATATGCATGGTTATTCGAGAGTCTATAATTGAAAAGTTTTTTCATTTTACGAATTTCATTCCATAATATAAATAAGTTCCAATACTGGGAAATCTTATAACGAATTCTGTTAACCCATCTCACGACTTTACGTTTGATTTGTCTAATTCTACGCTTGGAATACCAAGGATATTTTTTTGGTTTATAACTATATAATTCCTCACGATAACCAGAACTTGAGAGGATGGGTGGTAATAATATTACATTCCTTTTACCTACCCTAACATTTGCAACATTTTTCTTAATCTGACTTTCATATTTAAGAAATGCTTCACCGAATTGTTTCTGGAATAACTCATCCTCATCTCTTCCATCAATTGAAAGACGAATAAATTTACGAATATTCTTAAGTTTGGAATCAATTAATTCATCATATTCCTCAACCCCCATACGTACTTTTTCTAACTGCTTGGTTTCTTCTGTTCTGAAGAAATTCAAAATTCTGTTCATTAATTTTCTCATAATTTTTGTTTTAATTAGTGTTATTATTACTAATAAATACTACTAAACTAAATTATTGGATTTGTAACCCCTTCACGACCACAGATTTATAAAATTCTGCACGCTTTTTTGTTACGTTCTCAAGATTATATTCTTCCTTAAAATCTTCATAGAGTTGTTCACCAAGTTTCTTTCTTAAATCGGCATCCAAAATAAGATACTTCAAATATTTTTTCCAATACTTATGAGAGTTCTTAGTTGCCGGAATCAATACACAATTCTCCATATGCCTACCATCAACGTTATATGGTGGAATATCACTACAAACAATAGGGAGTTTACGTGTCCAACACTCAACTTGCTTCAGATTCGACTTCATCCTATTGAAATCATTATCTGCGAGTGGTGCTAAAACAATATCGGTTTCATCCAATACTTGTGCATAGCTATTAGCTTTTTTAGTCCAACGTCTCCCAAAATTATCTTCATCATCATATTGAACGTTTCTTTCAAAGTTATTCAACCATTGCAGATAATCTGGATTTTGAATTATGTGATGATTATCGGTTAATATTTTCTCATAAATCAAATACACACTTTCCTCAGAATTAATATCTCTTTGTTGTGAACTGAAGATATTACCCCTATATTTATCTTTTATATTTTGAGGAAGTTTAGGGATTTGGTCAACATCACCCTTGGATTTATTAATCGCTTTAACAACTTGATGAGTCCACAATCCCATTTTTTCAAGTTCGCTTCTTAGTTCCTGATTAAATGTTACATCTGTTGTGCTACCTTCAGTATCCCAACCAGCAATAACTATCTTGAACTTATCCTTAGTTTCATTACTTGATTGTAAGTAATTAATAACACCCTCAAGTTGTTGTATATCACCCATGTGAGAACTACCTGCCATATATGTTATTCTTACCTTACCATCCGGGTCTGGTTGCCAGTTATCCTGAAACTGTTTCATCCATTTAGGGTCAACGCTATTATAAAACACATTAACATTATCTTTGCCAGTTATTTTACGAATTTCATCAGCAAAAACATCTGTTGTTGTAGTCACATAATCAGCGATTTTAAGATTCTCAATAATTGGAACATGTAGTTGCTTTTCTTTACTCATCGCATAAAATGGATGGTTTCTATGAAGCACCCAATAGTCATCAATATCGACAATTAAGATTGTTCCAGACTTTTTTAATTCAGCAGCAACCCTCAACATTGTCGGTGTGTCGCCAATGAATTGTCTATGATAATGGATGATATGAAATGTTTTAAGATAATCAATAAATTTTGGGTCATTGAAATCGATTTGTGGATTAATTTCCACATAAAACTTGTCCGAATGATTTCTTTCAAGCTCCATTGCTGGAGTTAATGTTCTGAAGTAGTTTACTCCCGCCCCGTCTAAGTTGTAGAATAATATTCTTATTTTCCCGTCCATATTAGATTTATAATTTTTTATAATATAATGTACATTATACTCTCTAATACGTAGACGATTCCAATATCTTGAATCAGATACTGAATTTTTAAATAAAAAAGCCGACATTTCTATCGGCTTTCAAACATAATATGTTTAAATATTATTACTCTTCCATTTTCTTACTATAAGTTCTCTTTGTTGTTTTTTTCTTAGGGGGTTCAGCAACTTCTTCTGTTACAGTTGCAGCAACTTTCACAGTATCCGTAGGCTTTGGCTTTACAACTGGTTTTAATTTCTTTGCTTTAGGTTTGGGGGTATTTACCTTCATGGTTTTAGCGAGTTCAGCAGCAGTAACTTCATTAATCGAAATCAATCCTTTAATTCTCAACCTATGAATAGTTAAAGGAATTGATGGGATAGACAAAAACATGTTTTGACCTGCTTTTAATTTTTTTACTTGTCTAATTCTGTTATCAATATATTCAATATCCACAACTTTATTAAAATTAATATCACGCTTACCTGCAAGATTCGTTATGTTTGTTATTTTATATGTGTTCATGTCTAATTATTTTAAAATTACCATTTCAAACTTATTTTTTTTTCGTATCATATATGTTTGAGCGTCATTATATAAATACTCATATATTTTTTTTGCATTCACATTCCCACCAAATGACACTGTTCTAATATTATTGGTGTTATTGTGATTAAGTCTAATTTTAACATAATTAACATCACAATTATTAACTAATGTTTCTAAAATTCCATTAATCAATGATTTAGTACCAATAAATTGAATAAACGCAGTTTTCTTTTTATTTATCGAGATACTTCCATCACCATCAAAATACCCTCTAATAAAATGTGATAATAAATCAGCATCAAGAAAATCAGGAAATATTAGTTTAAATGTTTTATTTTCAAAAACACCCAAATCATTTAACTTATTTGAAATATGTTTAGAACAAATACTCATTCGATATATTTGTTTCATTGAACCATTCTTTAGTGGTATTTTATATATTCCCCTACTTGGGTTTATTAGATTATTTAACCTTTCTAATAAATAATAATCATCTTCTTGGAGTGTTAAATTAACATCCCCACGACTAATTCTATTACTACCATCAGCATATAATAGACCGAGAAAATACGCTTTTTCTTGATTATCTATAGAATCAAAATAATTTTTATTCACAAAATGTTTCCTACTTCCAGCATACTGTCCCTTAATAAAAACACCATTTCTTTTTAACAACTCGGCAATCGGTTTTTTGGGAATTTGGAATCTTTCGCTTACAATATTTAAATCCTTTTCGTTATCATAGAACGACAACACATTTTCTTGTAACTCAACATTATTTCTAAAATAATATATGGACATTATTTTAATCCCTGAACAATTAAATTATTATATAAAATTCCATCATAACCCATTTTCATTGCTTTCTCAGCAACTGCTTTATTTTTTATATTAATTGCCGGAGTATTGTTTTCCGTACCTAATTTTTCAAAATTTACGTGAGGAAACCAACTCTTCGCCAAAATATCAACTGGTTCTTGACCATCCTTATAAGAGATTCCAAGAGCATTTGTGTCAAGTAAATTATCAAACGTAATCTCATATGCTTCATAACCCTCAACCTCTTTCAACGTAAAGAAATTACCAACTACCGAATTTTCTTTAATTGGGTCTCTCCTATATGCCACAATCGTTTTCTCATTACTACCCGGTGTATCGGTTTTTAATGCAAGATTGTCTTCTTCCAAACTATTTAAGAATTGATTTTCGTCTTTCCCATAATAGTTTATGGCATCTTGCGATACAACTTCTTCCATCCCTTGTGAATTCTCGTATTCGTAGATGTCCTGAATCTTATTCAGAATTCTAGCACCATCTTGACTGTTAGTATTCAATTTAATGGCAAGAAGTTTAATACCATCAAGCAATGCTTTCACCCATCTGTGATGACCATCTAAAATACGATTGTCAGAACTAATCCAAATCGGTTTATCATCTTCGACACTCACCCCACCAACCTCATCACTAATAGTAATGCCCTGCATGGGTTCAAGCTCATTGGGGTCTACTTCGATAGTGGTATAAGTCACCCCTTCATCATCAAGTTTTTGCATCACCGCATCATAAGGTGCATGCACTTGTGGTAGAAAACGTGGTTTATATCTCATATCAATCATATCGTAAATTTATTATAAATACTGTTATTTAAAATTTTTAATTTCTTCTTGAATTATATCTAATAATTTACTAGTTGATTTGAAACTTATTTTCCCTTCACCAATAAGTGGACGTATGTTTCCATCCTCAACATAATTTAGAACGTATTTCACTTTAGGTAATATCAGGTCTTTGATTTTCGTGTATTCAGCAATCTTTTCGGAATTCTTATTCATGAAATCATCATAAACCACGATTTCCTCTAGGTCTTGATTATAATTTTCGATTTTCAGAATCACATCACCTTTGCCTTCATTACCACGTTTCAAAATAACGTCATCAACAACAATCCCATTTAATTTAAGAACGTTCTCAACTTCTGAACGTAGTCTTTTCCCTTCTTGCTGTCAGAATAATACTTTGGTATCAGGAATATTCTTTTCCCTATTCAATTGAGCCACAACACTTGGGAATGCCTTAATATCGAAGATATCGGTATCGAGACTTTCCTTACGCCCCCACCAGCCCTTATATGGGAATTTTTTATTATAATGTTTTTCCCATGCAAGTTTACCTGTTTCTAGTTCAGGCGAATCGATAAGTGTTCCATCAAAATCTATGACACATAATCTTTTCATTATAAAATATTATTTAATTTTTCTAAATTATTTTCATCATATTGTATCCTAACCAATTTAATACCTTTATTCACGCTAAAATTAGTTTTAATTTCATCTCGTAATTTTTGTTTTTTAAATTTTTCTATTGCTTTTTCTTTAGAAATCCCACCAAAAGTTTTTGGTCTTGTATGTTGTTCACCATCATATTCAATTAATATATTATATTCAGGTAAATAAAAATCAAAAGGCAACACTTTAATATTTCGACAATTTTTAAAGGTTTTATTTATTTCGTATTTAATTTTTTTTTCATCTAACCAATTTTTAATCTTTAATTCTCCATTAGATTTTCCACAAATAGGACAACCATATCCTTTTAAATGACTGTGTGGTTGTTGTTGAAACCATATTTTATGATTATTACAATAAATATTCATATTATGAGCAGTTCCAGAATATGACATCCAATCATATTTATACAAATCATTATGTATTTTTTTAAATCTATCTTTCAGTTCATCAATACTCACCCATTTAGATATTCTTCCACAAACAGGACATCCTCTACCTGATAAATGTTTATTTGGTTTCTGTGAAAACTCACCGTGTTCAGAACAAATGATTTTTATTTCAGTATGTGAATTAACATAAATTACTCGATTATATAAATATTTATTATTATGTATTAAATTTGCTTTATTAATAAAATCATCTAATTTATATCTATTTTTTATTATACGTCTTTCATTTCCACATTTTTGACAACCACATCCTTGTAAATGATTTGATGGTTTTTGCAAGAACCCACCATGTTCAGAACAAATAATTTTTACTGGGGTATTATTATCAACATAAATTACTGACGAATAATCATAAATGTTATTATGTATAATTTTTGACTTTTTTATAAATCTTTTTTCTTTAAATTCAGCATTCATTTTATCGTTCAATTTCTTTTACTGTTCCAGTCAATTCAAGTGGAAATCCCAATGGTCTCCACTCCTTTAATTTATTCGATAAGAATGGTTTTCCATTTTCTGCTCTATTCACGGCAAGTGTGATATGTGGTTTATTATTACTAGTTGAATATCCATCAACACCAGCAGCCATCACTTTTTCATCGATACCATAACTAATAACGTTAAGCGTTATCAATTTATTGGCAAGCATATCCTGTTTTTCCTGTGAATCTTTTGAAAGTGCACCCATCTTAATTGTCATATGATGTGCAACAACATCCCAACCATCAGGAATCATATTTTCAAATACCTTAACTAATGTTGCTCTCGATTCATCATCAAGAATAACTGCACTATACGCTATATTTTTCTTTTCAACCTCTTCCTTTAACATCCCTTTTTTATTTAATGATAATTTCGACTTCTTTTCCTTTTTTGTTGAAAAAACCAATTTATTACCAATTAAAACTCGTTTCCCATCAAATTTTTTAATATATTTTTTCCCTTCACCCTTTTTCACATAAGCAATTGTTAAATGTGGGTGATATTCTGGATATGTCGATGTATTTGGTAATGTCAACATAGCATCATTCAATTTACCTAAAATTTTTGATTCAACATCAAATTTAACCACATCAAACTCATCATTTTCAAATATTGAAATACCAATAAGTTTAATCTCTATCGATTTTAAATCAACGGTTTTCTTATATAAATCAAATACATTATTTGATGTAACTTCAGAATGAAAACCATAATGTATAGTCACATGTGGTTCTGTTTCAATACCATATTCACCATCTTTTTCAAAAATATCTTCTTTCTTAATAATTGATGTTATTTTTTTCCAAACAGGTACATCGAGAGATAACATCAGTGCACCATATTCAATTTGTCCCTCATTTAGACTATTACTCTTATTTAAATTCTCTTTTAAAAGTTCACCATCCATAAGTTCCCAATATAAATGTTTATTCAATTTTTCATCATCAACAAGTTCTTCATATTCATTTTGAAGAAATTTCAATACAGATTCTTTGGTTGGGTCATTGAAAAATCCCATTTGACTTCCAAATTTACTATTCCATTTCTCATACTTATCAATAAAGAAATTCAATTCAACATCTTCACCCTTCACATTCCATGTATCAGGTGAGGTTCTACTAAAATCACCGTAGTTTTCCTCAACAGCACCATTGGATGTTTTGACTAATGATAATAATTCTTCCTTATCATTCCTAACACTATCAGCATAGACTTTAATTAGTAATGATTTCAATGTGTCACCAATCTCTTTACCTTGGAGTCCGTTATTCATTAAATCATTTCCATTCACAGCTAGTTCAGTAAAAGTCTTCGGGTATTTCCCTGAGTTCAATTCTTGACCAGCACGCTGAATCACATCAGGAATTATTTGACTACTAAGAGTCATAGGTGATGTGCGAAACATGTTATGTGCCACTGACCTTGCAGTTGCAGGGTCAGCATTATCGTCTGCTTGGAATGGAAGGTCCAACGCCTTTATTTCTTTATATGTATCAAGGTCACCCTTTAAAGTGTCCCTATAAAATTCGGCAATATCAGGAACAAGGTGATGTCCGAGTAACCAAATGAATTCACCCATTGTTTTAACATTACTCCATTCATTACCCAAATACATTGCACCGTCTGTACCAAATATTTGTGGTGTTAAACCTAATTCCTTTAATAAGTAAGCACCAGTTAATTTATTACCTTTCTGAACAATTTTATCAAATTCAATCAATATTCTTTCAGGTGGAATCTCTTTAATTCTAGCAGCATTTGCTGCAATCATCTTAGCAGTCTTGGGTTCGATAGTGAAACCAAAACGACTTGCAAATTGAACAGCACGCAACATTCTCAATGGGTCATCACTAAATGCCTCTGGATTAACAACACGAATAACCTTATTCTGTAGGTCTTTCTGACCACCATAAGGGTCAATCAGATTCCCATCCATATCCTTGGCAATGGCATTGATTGTGAAATCTCTGCGTTCCAAGTCTTTTTCAATAGGAAGTTCATGGTCTGAAGACACATCGAATCCTTTATGACCACCATCACCTGTTGCTACTTCGGTTCTGGGAATAGCAACATCAATTTCTTCAGTTGCACCTTCAGGTTTGAACTTTAAGACACCGAAGGATTGACCCACGGCATCAACTCTACCATGTCTCGACATCATCTCAGCAAGTCTATCCATAGGAATACCAGTAACTAGGATATCCAAGTCCTTAGATTCTTTACCTAGAAATTCGTCACGCACTGCGCCACCAACACTATAAATCTTACCACCAAGCTGTTCTACCTCATCCTTGAAAGGTAGGTCTTGTAACGACATAATTCCTTGTTCATTCAATTCCACTTTTGCTGCTGTATTATTTGAGGGCACTAAACTACTAAAATATTCATCAACTTCCAAATCTTCGGGTTGTTTAATCATAAGTTCCCTGACTTGGAAATCCTTGTTCTTTCCTGTGTTCATGACGAACCCCAATGATTTATACCATCGTTTCAGCTTTTCTTTACTCGCACCCCACACATTATCGGGAGTTAATGCAATTATTTTACCGTTTTTATTGGCGTACTCAAATAAAATCTTCATGACTTCATCAGCATAACCTTTTTGTCTTTGGTCGGGATGAATAAGAATCTTATTTAAAATCATGAACTTGTTACGATTACTAACTTCGATTTCACCGACTTCCACATCGTCATTATTAACTGCATATCGATTCCAACCATCAACAAAACCACTATCCAATTCAATATTTCCTTCACCCACTTCATTAAGTTCTTCTGGATTACCATCTTTTATATTTTTTGTGTCGAACACGATATAGTCGTTATATTCGTTTCCATGTGGAAGTATAACTCCATCAAAGCCTCGGTCTTGTATCTGTTGAAGTCCAAGATTTTCATATTCTTTCCAACCTGCTGGATTATTAAGTGTGATATATCTGGTCATTATATTTTTACTACCCTGACCACCATGCTCACCCTTTTCAATACTTTCTTTGCTATCAGTAAACCACACGATACCCTGAGTTGCTTTATCTAAATCAAAGTTTTGAAACTCTTGATTAGTTCCATGATAAACTTTATGGGTTCTTTCATTTACTGAACCAAATTCCAGATTATCTATGTCACCTTGATTACATGCAGTACTTGTTCCATCACCGTTTCCACCTAATTGACATTTCTTCTTAACCTTTACGGTTTTCGAACCACTCATATATGATTTCTTTCTATCCTCAGTAATTGGTTCGTCACGAAAACTAACATTATTAATGCTTCTCATATAGAAATCAATTGTAGGGTTTTTTTCCTTCGCAAGTTTCAACATTTTTAAAATAAATTTCCCACTAGCTGAAATTTCACCATCACCAATACTTTCACTAATATAAAACTTATTTGTGAAATCCCACCTCTGAACAGGAACCGCAATATCTAAATTAAAGTATGTCTCTTTTGGAATTGGATAACCACGAATATTTAACCACTGGGCAAAGTTATTATGAATAACATTACGGGCATCATTAATAACATATAAATCCCCATTCTCACTAACAATCCCACGTATATTAGCACCTAAATTTTTAATTGAGTTGGGATTTCTAAACACCTCAAATTCTTTTTTATCAAGACCACGTTCCATTTGATAAACACCTAGTTGTTCCTCATCCAATGCATATTTATCCTCCGTAGCATCACCAACAACATGTTTATAGATTAGGTCTTCATACATCGCAATATTAGCATCAAGGTCATTATTAATACTTGGTGAGGTATCGGCAGTATTATCATACGTAGGAAAACCATCTTGTCCGACAGAATTATCTGTACTGAATAAAGCACTACC